TAGTAGTATCATTACCAATAAGATAGTCCTGATTACTTACCCATGTACGGGTAGCATTATCTGTCGAATCTGCTTTCAAGTCTATTCTATTACTCAGAGAAGTCGTATCTAGCACTGGATGCCCGTTGATAGATACCGGCTTATTACCATATAATCGGATGCTATCATCTGATATTGTTAAGAAAATACTATCAGTACCAACTATCGCAATAAAACCCGCTATACCATTGACGTTCGCATTTTTAACAAGATAACATAATGCACTATCCTGGCCATAACCAGCGTCAGGTTTTAGAATTTTCATTGATTTAAATCCAATAACTTTTACAGTATCTTGACAAAATACTGTAAATGAGCACAATACCAATGATAATAATATTATTTTTTTCATTTTTTATAAATTATTGAAACTTAATCTAATAACTTTTCCTGAAAGATATTCATACTTTACAAAATTGTCAATATCAAGATGATAGTCACCTTCTCTCAATACGGCTATAATTCCTCCAGGATCAACGAATTCGCCATTAACCCAGTTAGATTGCAACAATAATGCAGCTATAACAACTTGATTAGTAATAGCTGAACCGGGCTCAGATACGCTTGTGAAAAAATAAGTTGATAACTCGCTGAAAAGCAATGCCGCATTGGTTATAGTTACTTCAGTTCCGTCATTCCTAACTACCTTCAATGTTTCGTCAATAGTGAATTCGTCAACTCTCGAACCATTACCATCGTTGATGTAAACAACGTCAATACCTCTTGCTGGCACAAGATACTGGCTGAGGATGAACTCATTACCATTCTTATTAACGTGGACACCGCCATTAATTAACTTAGTAACTATTGTTGATTTTGACATTTATTAATCTCCTTGTAATAATATATATTGATAACCTTTATTTGTTTGATTTACTGTGATTTTGGAATAACTTTGAGCTAAAAGCGTTGAGGTCTGCAATTGATTAGATTCGGTTGTGGTTACATCTAATATAAGCCTTGACATTGAAACACTTACGGCATCTTCATTATTTTTGGAATCAGCCATTGACATTTCAGATATACTCACATTCGCAATAGATGGCTTGCTGAAATCCAGTGTATTATATTGCGGATTACTCAGAATTCTTGAAATAATCCCTAAAATTCTTTGGTTAATTGTTGAAGACAATTCATCACCTTTATTTATTGAAGAACTTTTTGATTTTGTAAAAATATCAATAAAATACGAATATGTAAATGTATCATATTTTGAAAATTTCTGATCATTATTACCTTTTGAGAATGAGACATTTACTGCTGGCATTTCCGTCAAATCAAAAGCAATATTTCTTTCTTTCCAAATCGCAGCATCAATCAACGGCTCAGCGGGAGTCATAATGGCTTGATTGTGAAGTTCTAATGAAAGAATCTCACAAATTCTATCTCGAATTAATTCGAAATTTGAAGCAGTTATTTTCAATGTTAATTTTGCTGCCATTTTTTATTCGTAATCACCTAAAATACAAACTATTATACCTAATGTCTCATCAGGAAATGTTTCTCTAATAATATATTTTTTTGCGACATTTGTACTATCCTGATATTCAATAATATGCTTTATTAATGTGACTTCACCAGATGTTCTAACCGGATAAGCTAAGTCTGTTAATTGTTTTTCGCAAAATGTAACTTTAGCCGTCCTCGCATTAACTACATTACCTTGAGTATCAATTGATATATGGTGCTTAGATGCAATCCCTGAAACAACTGCTGTAATAGTACCAGACGGATTTTTTAGCGTAATAGCTACGCTAAAATCAGCCGTATTCGTTATAATAGACTGAGTATCAATTCTTGCTCTTTCCAGAATTGATGTCATTGTCTTTCTTAGTTTTTTTAGTCTGCTTTTCCTTAACTGGCTCAGTCTCAACAATAAATCCTTGTTCAACTAATTTAGCAATGTTATCGGCTGGAAATGCTCCTTCTTCGACAACGTCTCCGCTTGACAATATTTTGTTATTTAAAGCTCCTACGCTGAGAGCTAATACTTTATAAAATTTAGCCATTTTCTACTTTTTTTAAAATTTTTAAAAAAGAGCAGGATTTAATCCTGCTCTAAAAACTAATAAAACTCACACAAAAACTAAGCAACTACCTGAACTGTATATATTTGATCAACTGCCACCGGTACAGCAATTCCAGCTGATTTAATGTCAACGATATGGCTTGAATTTCTTTCGTCCAAGAATTCACCAACAAGATAGGCTCCTCTTTTTCCAGACAATCCAGCACCAACATTAGCCTTATTTCCAAGCAATTGTGGTACTGCGGCGAATGCTAATTTGAATTTCGGAGCTTCAGGAACTACGATAACCTTTTTTGAATTCAAATATGGATTATTTAAGGATGTCGATGAAGCATCATAATACTCTGGATATGACCACATATTTAACTTATACGGGCCAGCTGATATCTGACCATGTAGCACTCCGCCAGTTGCATCACGTTGAGGCTGACGAATCATGCCTAAATCAATGTTGTAGAGACCTTGACGAGCCTTAATAACTGCATTATTCATGTAAGCTGTGAAAGCTGATTCGCCGAAAATAGCATTATATACACCTCCTTGAGATTTACCCTTGGTGCGAATGAATGTGCATGCATTTTTCAAGTCTTCATCCGGATCAATAGTTGAAGTAGCCCAATAGTATCCAGCTGTCTTGTCAACAAGAGAGGCAGCCTTTCTTTTGAAATCAATATTAGTTCCATTGACAAGAGTTACAATACCTGTAGTAAGCACCTGAGAGCATTGCAATTCGTAAGATCTTTCAATCTTATATTGCAATAACATCAATTTCTCGACAACAGTTGTAATCCAATCATTGAATGTAATTTCGTCAACAACACCGCTTTCAGTGAACAGACGATCGTAAAAATCTAATTCAGTTGCATCAAAATATTCACGATAATAAGGAGGAATAATAATTTTCTCTGTAGCTTTGCTGAATGAGTTACGATTACCTTCAGTCCCTCTCTCTACATCAACAGCTATCATCTCAAATCCTCTCTGGACTTCAATTGATATTTCTTTTGAGTTTGATTCTACTGATGGGAAGAATGACCTCAAAAATGCTGTCGGCATTGATTTTTCTTTATATATCGCAATGAGCGTTTTTGTGAAAATTCCTCTTGCATCAATTGTGCTAATATTTGCCATTATATTTAATTTTATTGATTATCAAATAAAGTCATTTCTGTTGAGGCAACTAACACTATACCAATTGATTGTATTAAGTCACGCAACCTCTTGGTGTATGTAGTATCTCCAGCTGGAGTTGAGCCATCTTCAACTGTTACAATGCTATTAAGTGTCTCAGAACCAGCGAATAGCAATTTTTCTTCAACTACATCGCCCTTAATGCAATAAGACACTGATACACTGGTTGCTCCAGATGCCATTGTAACTGATTCTTTCACAACTCCAATTGGGAATTGGCTGCCATCTGTAGATGCTACAGAACATATCTTCAACTTACCAGTCGCAGCAATGCGACCTAATATAGTTCCTTGCAAAAGCGTATATTCTGCACCACTTGAAGGCTCGTCGTATAATCCTTTATTATAACGATTTCCGAATACGAAAACCTTAGACACGTCATAATCAACGTGCAATTGGTTACTTGTCGAATTAACAACAGTTCCTGTACTCATATTATTTTTGATTTAATTTTTTTAATTCACTTTCAAATGCTTCAAGATTTTTTTCGGCTTCTGTTTTTGGCTTGCCAGTTTCTTGTGTCTCAATTCTACCCGGATTTTCGCCTTCAATCTTTTTCAAAACTTCAGCACTCATTGACTTACGAGTAAATTCAGCCATAGTTTTTACTCCTAAAGCCTCGCCTTTTTCGATGCCTTCTTTAACTGCTTTAGCATCAATATCTAAAAATACTAACCATGATGCAACCCTTTCACGTTCAGTGTCTGTAGCATTTTTTACAATTTGAGCAAACAATTCAGGATGCTTTAATTTCAATTCTTCCAAGTTCATTTTATCATTATTTAAGTTATTTTTTTCTTCTTTATTTTTAATGTAATTAGCTGAAATAGAAGACATATTATCCTCAACTTCTGCTTTTATTTTCGGAGTAATAGGAATAATCCTATTAATAAGGCCTATTTGTTTCGATTCTTTAGCTGTGAGCATGACATCGATGCGGGAATCAATTGAAAATATTTGATCAATTTTTATCCCTTTTATTTCTTCAAATTTCTCAACGTCAACTTTTGCAATAAATGCCTTTTTTAAAGCGTCATTTATAGTTTTCAAGTCTTTCTTAGCTTGCTCAGTAAATAAATTAGGATCCTTTTCAAACCATTCGCGATAAGCTGCTCTGTGAAGAACGAATGTACTAACATCAAGGGCTTCTGAATCATCGCAATAGCATAAGAAGTATAAGCCCATTGAAAAGGCTTTGCCGTCAACTTTTACTAATTTATTGCCCTTAATTTCTTGAAATTTTGCAATCATACCCCAGCCATACTGAGGATCGCCGCCATCTGTATTGATTCTAACTACTATATCTTCAGCATTTTGCTCCGATTCATTTATTTGCTCAATGAATCTTGTAGCTGAATAACTGTCAATATTATTATAGATCAATATATCTTTGGCCATTTTTTTAAAAATATTGAGACAAATATATAACATATTATATTATAATGCCTATAATTTTTATATGTTTTACAACATATAAAAATATTTGGTAAATACGGATTAGCGTATTATCTTTACCTCGTCAAAAACAATAAAAAACAAAAAATTATGAAAAGGCATTGGACATATTTTTTAGAAGAAGCAGGCTGTATCCGCGACATGGGTAACGATCAATATATATTGAACTGCAAAATTCAAGAAATGCAACATAAATTGAAATTATTAAAAAAAGAATATAAGGAAAACGAGCAAGAAATAACTGTATGTGCAGAAATAAACTGGACAATAGAAGAAATAGAACAAGCTAAGATCAACTGGCTCAGTCAATTTGTTTAGGCTCTTCAATTTTTTTGTCTTTCATGCTCTGCAATTCTTGAGAATACTTCTCGATATTAGTTGAAAACTCACCGCCATTCAATGCCTCTGTCGCTGCTTCAGCAGTCGTGAGCGGTAGAGACTGTCCGGACTTGCCTAATTTAGCCCGTTCAGCATTTACCTCTTTAAGCGGGTCAATGTGTGGAACATTCGCACCAACGAATCGGGCATTTCTGTACGAATCAATAACCTCATTGTTACGAGTTGCCATGGCTTCAATATAGCCCGGAGCCTGTATATTATTCTGCAATACTTGAATTTCAAACCAAAAATCGTATATTTTTTGGTAAAATTGAAATGTAAAGTCTTCACGCTCAACATTTATGGTGTGTTCCCAATCTTTCAGTGCAGCCCTTGACGCAGAAAAATTGCTATCGTATTTCGACAATGCTACCTCCGGAGGGATGCCAACAGTTGCACATATAAGCCCCACATTAGTGGTATAGAAATCCTTAAAGCTCAACTCCTGCTTGGAGTCCAGGGCTTTCATTTCCGAACCTTGAGGCATGTTGAATGTTTGTTTATTCGTTGTAGCAGCTACATTGTTAGCAAGTAGATTACCATCAGAATCAGATGGAACGTTCTGTTCTGCATCAACATTGAATGCTCTCACTATATTTTTCGCAAGCGGAGATTCCCCAGAGCTATATTCTTGATGCACAATTTGATACACTATCTTAGCACGCTCTTCAGCGGATGCAACCGTAGCCACTTTATACCTGTCAAGATTTCCGAGCGTATTTAATACGGTGGAAATCAATGGAATACCTCTGTTATTATCAATTCTGTAACGTAACCCGTATACTAAGAATGCAACTTCCTGACCTATCGAATTATAAGCCTCAATCCGCTTATAATCCGCATAACTATTTCTAATCCAATAGGCTACAACTTTATTATCTTTTGTTTCAATTCCATTTTTTACATCAACTCTCCCGAACGGACTCTGTACATGATTTCCATCAACTATTTGCACATTTACTTGATTATCAATATATCTGAGAATTACTAAACAATCACCACCCACTAATGCATTGATTTTAACCGTCTTAGCAATACGATGTAAATTATCAATACCATTATAATCAGTTTTTTTCGATTTTGAAAATAATTTAAATTTAGCTTCAATTTTTTTAGCAAAATCTGAAGGCAATTCAATTTTATTTGACTTGAGAATCAAGTCAATAGGTTCGGACTGCAATTTCAATCCACCGCCAATAATCCACGTTACGAATCTCTTGATAACTGTCTGAGTTACATCATCATCCAAATATGATTTCCAGCTTCTATATCTAAGCCCTTCATAATCAATTTCATACTTGATGAGCTGCCCAAGTTCTCCAGAATTTTTTTCGCCGTCATAACTTATTGAAAATATAGGCTTATAATTAGCATGACTTACTGGCTGATTACTAATAACTTGAGCTTGATTATCGATATTATTTTCCTCACTATCAACTGGCTTATTACCAACAATTTGAGACTTATTATATAAATGTCTGGAAAAGAAATCTCTTGGCATATTATTAATGAATAAATGATTTTGAATCTACAAGTCTAACTACTCTACCGTTCAATTTATTAATATACATCTGTTTTAGTTTTTCAAAATTATTGATAGATGCAATTATCTGACTAACACCACGATATACTGTTCTTATTTTTGATTGGCCATCGTCAAGGCTATATTCCGTAATGTTGTCGCATCCGGCAGCACTTGCCGCCGTGACCTGTAAGGCTGTTATAATAGCCTCAATAGCAGCTATCTTACCTTCGATGGTTGTTGATTCTTCAATATATAGCCCAGCATTGTTATATATAACCATAATAAATATTTTTACAAAAATATAAAAAACTTTGGAAATAATATGTGTTATTGAACATAATAAAAAAACCCGACCTGAGCCGGGTTTTTTAAAATTTAATATAAACAATTTATTTTGAGAATGAAAGCCTGTGCAAAAATGTTAATTTCTTTGATGGATTGTTCTGATAATTAATCAATTCAAGTATAGGATATTCTTTAATCAGAAATAATAGATGACTGGTTGTCGATATACTATTAATATGACTGATTGTCATACTATCAATAACGGGCCTAATGAAAAATTCTTTGCTGATTAAAATTGTCGTTCGACATGATTGACTATTACTTACAATAAGTTGATTGTCAACGACAGCGTCAACATTACTACAATTAATCCAATTATCTATACATTCATAAGGAGGGGCATTAATACTCGCTTGTATTGGTTCCTGTACGGCTGTGAGAATAAATAAACAACAAATCAAACCGAGAATAATTTTCATACCGCTTGTTTTTTTAGTTAATAATTAATAAATATTGGTGACAAATATATATTATATTTATAATTCTACAAATAAATCATATATGTTGTACAACATATAAAAATATTTGGAAAATACGGGATAGCGTATTATCTTTACATCGTTAAACAATTACAAACAATTAATAAAAAATATTATGAAAACAAATTTTATCACAAACAAAGAGTTTGAAAGCATCGGGACGATTGAGTTTATGTATTTAAACAAAGATGTTCGCGCCGCTATTATTTCTGATGCTATTTCATTTATAAATGAAGCACCATTTAGAACAGGAAGCGAAGTAAATGAATTATCATTTTCGATTTATGAAACCGAAATTGATTTTTATGATGGTTGCCCACAGGCATTACCCAAAAAAGCAGAAATATTTATTGAAGGTATTGAAAACAATAAATATTTTTCTTATGAGAAGGCTCAAATTGCAGCAAGAATAGCACTTGGAACACCTAATGAAAGAAATCTATGGATTAAACGAGGAGACGACCAATGTCATCGCATTGACAGACATTACTCAATTGTTCAACAAATTGTAAAAATAAAATTAGATGAAAATATAAAATGAATTATTACGAAAAAAAATATAGAGAACGTATAAAATGTGCAAATATCTCATTCAAGACATCAATTATAACAATATGGTTTTTAATTAATTATCATGTCATATTAGTTATGAATCCAACAATCTGCTCTATTTTATTTATTGTTATATTTAACTTTGTATCAATATATTATGCAGTGAAATATATAAAGAAAAAATTATCTTCTTCCTAATATAGTATCGCAAAAATCTTTCCATGAGTAGTTCTTGATTTTTAGCTCATTACAAACAAGTTGAGTAATAATATCTCGCAACGCCATGTTATATATTCTACAATCCCACATGTGATTCTGTACTAATGAATTGATCTTCACCCATCTAAATGACATACTATCGCTATCTAAAATTCTATGCTCGCTTTCAAAATGTGAAAAATAATTATTAAAAGTATATAACCCACCTGACGGAGTGGGAAAATTCATAAAATTTGCTGGCTGTTCGTTTTTTGATTTCCATTTTAAAGTCATAAATTCGGCTAAATCGTCTTTAAGTTGGTTAACTTCAATTAGATATAAGTCATTTCTATTTCTTGCCCGCCGAAATGAAGGAGTATCTGCTCCAGGCTTCTTATATTTATCTTCATCTTTCCCTTTCAATCCGACGGTAAATGATGGTGAATTTTCAATAAAATTATATGCAAAATTCGTGTAATGACCAGTATCAACTCCGGTAAGCATAATCCTCATTTTTCTCCCATTATCTGTAACATATATTTCTTCAATAATTTTCTTAAATTCATCCCATACATTCTGAACCTCATTGTTAGAATAGGTCCATTTTATCCGCTCACTATGTTTATCTTTTTCCATTGGAACGAATGTTCCAATGGAACCATGTTTAATTGAATAATTAGAACCGCTTTCCGACCATGCCAGTATTTCATAGTCGAGTCTCGCATCATCAACAATCCCATTCAAGTCGCAGGCACACGTCAGTAATATTATAGAGCCATTACCATCCTTAATTGATAACGTTTCAGGTATAACATTTATTTCATATTCTCTAACATTTTTTTGCAACGAATTAGCTTGTGGTACATCTCCCTGATACTTATATGTTTTACCTAAAACAAGATTTGTAAATGTCTGTAATTCACGTTGTTTAACTGGTGCATCAAGCGGATTAGCCTTAACGTATTGCCTTACATATTTTTCCCAATCGTACATGCCGGCGGGAGCGTATAGTGAGTTAAGGTGATAACTGTAGAACCCAATTTCACTGGGAATGGCTGTTGGCCGCCATTCTCCATTGATCAGCATTTCTTGTTTAAATCTTTCTTTGAAAAAAGAACCACACTCCTGACACACATATCCAACGGAGCCTTCCATTAAGTTTCCCGCCGAATCTCTTTTATATGTTATACCAGCAACGTTATTATCAACATCAATACTCCATTCCAGCGTAATATAAGCTCCACATTCTGGACATGGTACATAATATTTTCTTTGATCTCCAAGCAGATATACTGGTTCTATGTTACTAAGTTCTTCCAGCTCTGGAGTTGAAATATAATATATTTTTTTCTTACTATGATACGCTGCGAATCTTTGTTCAATCATTTCTCTTGTTGAGCCTGATTCTTTTGTTCCTATTTTAGCGGCATCAAAATCGTCAATAAATCCATATCTAACCGAACGTTGCCTCAATAATTTATGATTTGACGCCCCGCCAGAGACTAACGAACCGCCAGGAAATTCTTTTGATTTATTCGTGTCCCCGGTTCTTTGATTTTTTTTTCGTAAGACATTGGGGCGTATTAGATTGCGAAGCCCACAACTATCTATCATTTGATCAATTTTACCCGACATAGCTTCTTCAGCTAAATCAGTATGACCTGTGAGGAATAGAATATTGCCCGGATTTTCAGAAATTATATAACCAATTGCATTTTCAATTACACCAGTACTCATGCCTAATTGAGCTCCCTTCATAATTGCGACAATATGTGCAGGGTGGTTAGGCGAAATAGTATTGAGAATTTCCCTTAAATATGGTGTACGATTAAATGAAAATATACCTGGGAATGGGGACACTTCACTGGTCATAAAACGGTTCTCTTCAGCCCATTCTGAAGGTTCTTTTTTCGATAATAGATACACACTACTATCAAGCATGTTAATTATTTGTTGCTCCATTATGCTTTTTCTCCTACTCCTCTTTTCATCGAGTATTCTTCAATTATATTACTTATAGCATTCTTGCTCTCTTTAATTGAATCTAAAATAGCTTGATTTATTATATCTATAAACGTTAGTCTAATTTTCGCGATTTCATTTCTATCGATTTCATGCTTTTTTGCAAACTCGATTATAAAATTATCGACGCCCTGATGGAACGCTGTTGTAATACTTTTGCAGTGTTGATTAAACACTATCTGCACCATATCAGTTGGGATTACTTCACCAGATATCTTTTTAATCTTCCAGTCATTGAGTTCGATTTCCTGTTCTTTTTTTTCTAAATCAGCTCTTTTTATTTCTAATTCAATATCATATATTCCGATATTCTTATCTGATTTTCTTTTTATTTTAATTTGTTCAACGGGCTGCTGCTCTGGTTCTGGTTCTGACTGTGATTGCTGTTGCTGCTGTTGTGATTGTTTCCTCTTATCTTCAAGTACCACATATTTTACCTTCGTGATAACTTGCTGCCTCTCTTTTTTTTCTGGTTTTTCTCCATTTTTTTTTGCAAGTAATCTTTTTTTGAAATCGGCGTTGATCGGAATAGTATCGTCAATTTTATTATCATCATCCTGTTGTAACTTGTTCCTTTTCAAGTACATAGTAACATGTGCCGGAGAAATACCTAATAATTCTGCAAATTCTTTTCTCGAAAATAAAGCCATCTATAATATATGTAACAAAAATGTAACAAAATAAAACAAAATTTGTTACAAAATGTTAAAAATATAACAAAAAAGATAATGAACTTTGTAACTTATTGAAAATAAATGTATTATTTATAGGTAACACATATGTAAATATGTGTATATAATTCAAGCTATGACTTAGTGGCGTGTAGCGCAGCGATAACCCCCAATAGTGGCGGGACCGAAACCCTTAATTCGGGGGCGTTTGCATCTGGGTCAATTACCGTTGGAAATACTTATTATCTCGGGATCATTACAAACGATCATTGGGGCGATGCTGGATGGGGGCCAAGTTTTACACAAGGCGCAACCTATACTGATGTAGTTAATACTACAGGCAGTTATGCCAGTCCGCCAAGCACAATAAACCCAGCAACGGACGCCTCGAACACTAAGGGTAATATCGTAGTGTGGGTGACGAATTGAAAAATACAATAATCATTTTTCTACTCTTGGTTTCAACTGCTGCCCTGTGTAGCGCAGACCCATAGCATTACAATTTCCGGCCTCGGCTTTGGATCGAAATCTCCGGTTGCTCCAGTTTCTTTTTTGGATTTTGAGTCGGGTGCTACTGTCGGGCAACCAATCCCCAACCCGTACAACTCCTGGGTACCATCGTCTGACGGCGGGTCTTCGCATTGGCCGCTGGTGGTCTCCAGCTACAGCGGGCGAACATCAAAAATGATTCGCTGCAATCCGACTGCCGCATCAGGAGATATGAAATCAAATATCTACTTGGACCATGGAGGTAATAGGTACTGGTATTTGACCTATGATTCGTATAAGGACTGGCCCGCAGATCAATCCGGACGATCTAAGGTTTTTAGGATTTGGTCGTTAGCGGCAGGACCGCCGGAGATGATCTATGGTATGGACCCGGCGCTCATAGTCATGCTGAACACAACCGGGGCGGGTAGCGTCACTGATTACGACGCCCCGATGGTAAGGCAGCAGTGGAGCCGCGACGAAGCGTTTTTAGATTCAGGTACTGCTGGTTCGGCAAACGCTACCTATAAATTTTGGGAGCACACCCCAGGAACTTCAATCCAAACCTTCAACCGGACAACAGGCTTTGCCATGCTGTTGGATTCGGACCATCCTGTTT